GATGAGGATGAAGCGGAAGCCAAGAAGAAAAAGGAGGCTGAAAAAAAAAAGCTAATGCTCAGTAGTGGGGATGAGTTTGTACCTTTCAGACCGCTGACACTCGCGGAGGAGAAAATGGACATCCCAGCGATTGTGACATTCTTTGCCGTTGCTTCTTTGAAGATACAGAATGACGCGAATAAATTCTCAAAGAAATTAGAGAAGCAGTTGATTGCAGATACTCGGGTATTCTTAGCCTCGGGAAAATTTCCACCATTACCAAAAGGAATAACAGAGGAGCGATTGAGTACAATCAAGATTCTGCGGGAAGACCTGTTGAGTTCTTTTGATTTCGGAAAAACACAGGCAACACGAGAGCTCGGGGAAAAAGGACGTGTTAAAACGCCCCCTGAGGCACGTATCGTAGCAGAGACGACATCTAATGCCTTTGTGAACAAACAAACGGCTGACATGGTCGCTGAGGCTAAATTGACGGCATCATCTGGAAAAGCGAAGGGGGTAACGAATGCATCCATACTCGCTGCGGTCGCGGTAGGGCTGACTGGTATATCAAAACGTCAGAACTCTTTGTTTAGCACTTTATCAAACACCTCAATGCTGAACAGCGGAAGAGGTGCGACGTATAATACATTTAAAAATAATATTTCTCGATTTCAATTTTCTGCCGTGCTAGATGATAGGACGTCAAACGTATGCCTTTCTCTTGATGGAAGGGTTACGAAAACATTGAAGGAGTTACCAATGCCCGCTCTCCATGCGAACTGCAGAAGCCAAATTTTGGCAATTTCCAAAGAACAAACAGAACTGCCAGGGTTTAATCCTCCACCGAAAAGCATTACTGACAAAATCAGCCCGAATCCTTTCAAGACAATCCAGCCGAAAACTCCGACCAATGTGAAAACATCACCTGCGAAGAAAATAATTGACACGAAGTAGTTACGTGGTTTAGACTTTTGTCGCAATGAAAAATAAAACATTCAAATTGATGGCTCTTGCCATTGAGCAAGAAGAAGGAAAGTGGCAACAAATCTTGCGTACTATTGACGCAAGCAATCATTACCGTGGAGTAAAGGTTACAAAATCCGACCTCGGGGAAATGATAAAGAATTTCGAGGACAATGTTTTGAATCAGAAGAAAAACGAATTACAAGTTAACTACAGTCACGAGTCACATTCAATCGCTTGCGGTTGGATTACTGAATTGCGAATCAAGGGAAGATTTCTTGAGGCGAAGATTCGATGGACACCCAAAGCAAAGGAGATGATTGAAGACGAAGAGTTTAGATATTTTTCTGCCGAGTTCGCACCTTCCTGGCAGGATGTAGAAACAGAAGAGGTGTTTACAAACGTGTTACTTGGAGCCGCTCTTACAAATATACCCTTTGTCCCCGGGATGAAACCTGTGGCACTTAGCGATATGGAGGGAACGGAAGAAGGTGAAATTTTTCTATTTACTAACCATTTACCAAAAATGGATTTCAAACAATTGCTTTCAGCTTTGCAAGGGAACAAACAAGTTTCTTTGGCCGAGGCGAAACTAATGAGAGTTCAATTTGATGCATTGGAGACAGAAGCCAAAGTGGAATTTGAGTCTGGAGTTGTTGCAGTGGAAACACTCGCGAAAGAAAACGACGCTAAGATTACAAAAGCCTCTGCGGATTTAGTTGCTAATGTTGCAAAATTGGAACAGGAGCTTGCGGATGCTAAGGTAGCACTCGAAGCAAAAGAAGAAGGAGGAGACGCAAAGGTCACAGCACTTACGGCTGATCTCAAAGAGTCTCAAGAAACTACGAAGAAACTTCAATCTCAGGTTGACATCCTCGCGCTCGAACGTCGAACAGAGGTTGTTACGAAGAAAGTTGAGGAATTGTCTACGGCAGGAAAGATTTTTGCCAAAGACGCAAAGGCTACGGTTGAGCTTGCTCTCGGGCAAGGAAACGTTGAGAAGCAGGATGCTTTCTTGGCTTACCTCGACAACATGCCTGCCAAAGTTGATTTTTCTGAGAACGGTAGTGCTACGGCTGATGTGGCCGGAGAAGACGCAAAGATTAAGAAAATTAACGAACTCGCCGACGCAGATTTCGCAGTAGCAGGGAATAAAGAAACCCTTGCCGACTTGCGTGCCAAGCATACTCGGGAATTGTCCGACTAGGCTTTTTTCTATTTTTTAAAAACATCTTATTATGGCTGATATATCAACAGCCCCGATTTCAGGAGAGGTAAACACAAAAAGTGTTCGGATCGATACCGACCTGTCTGACAAAGAGTATTACGCAGTCGATTTCGACGGAACCGACAAAAACGTTGTAAACTCAGTCGCAGACGGAAGCACTCAAGGGTTTCTTCTCATTACTGCTGGAGACGGAAGTTCGACAGAGACTGCCGGTGTGATCGTTCTTAAAGGACGTACAAAAGCAAAACTCGTCGGTTCCGTTGCCGCAGGGGACCCATTGGTTCCATCTACTGGAGGAGCTTTAATTAAAGCAACAGTAGACACAGAATACATCATTGCAAACGCTCTAGAAGACGGAGTGACAGGAGACATCATCGCAGTCGAAGCAAACCAGGGAACACTCTCTGTTTAATTTTTCTATTTTTTAAAAACCAATAAATTATGCCTTTTCCAACACTCGGAAACGGTAGAGTAGATAAGCAGTTGACTAACATATCAACAGCGATCACAAACGAAGAATTTATCCATGATAAAATCTTCCCAGTTATTCCAAACTTGAAAAACGAGAGCGGAGTAATCGGACAGTTTGACGACGCGGCTCATCTACGTATCTACGAATCAATTCGTGCAATCGGCGATCGTGGTCAGCACATCATTGAATACAAACAAACGAACAGCTTGAAGTATCAGATCGAATTCCACGATCTTGAGAAATATATTGACGACCGACTTGCGGATCAATATGAGAAACCTTTTGACGCTCGGAATGATGCGTTAGCGGTTCTCGAATCTTCACGAAACTTGGAGATCGAAACAGGACTTGCGACTGTTTTGGCTGATGCAACGGTTCTTACTGCTACATCAACTCCATCAACTCTTTGGGACGACTCAACAAGTGATCCGCTCGGAGACATGGAAACAGCGGCAGAGGTAGTTCGACTTGCGATTGGTCGTCGACCGAACAAAGTTTGGACAAATTCAGTTGTTATTTCAGCGTTGAAAACTCATCCTCAGTTTGTTGCAAAACTTACAGGAGGAGGAGTTCTCGCAGTTCTTAATGAAGAAAAAGTTATCGCAATCATTAAGGAGCACTTAGGAGTTAAAGACGTTTTTGTAGGGAAAGCAATCAAGGCTACATCTCTTGAAGGACAGACACTCACAAAGGGTGAGGTTTGGTCTGACGACTTTGGTCTTTATTACGCGCCGGACAAAGGGTCTTTGCACACTCCATCATTCGGTTACCGATTTGAACTTAAAGGAAGAAACAAACGAGTTTCAAAACGACGAGAACCAATTGGAGACGTAGGAGATCTTTTGCGTTTGGACTGGGCTTTCCAGGATAAACTTTTGATGCCTACAACAGCTTGCTATCTCCTCGATCAGGTTATTACTTGATAGAGTAAGAAAAAAGATTGATAAAGTGATTGACTAATATTGATTAAAAATATATACTAAAATCACTTTAACAACCTTGAAATGATACTCTCGAAAAAATGCATTGTTTGTGAAAAAGTTTTCGAAAAAGTTAAATTTATGTCTGTTCGTGACTTTGAAAATAAAAAATATTGTAGTAGAAAATGCTATTATGAATATCTAAAGACAAATGGGTCATGGATAAAAGGGAAAACGAAGGAAACGAGCAAAGAGATAGGGAAATATGCGAAAGGAATGGTGGGGAATAAAAGAATGCAGAACTATCTCAAAGGCGGGGGGAAACATCCAATGAAGGGATTGAAACAATCGGAAGAATGGAAAACAAACATAAGCAAAGGTAATAAAGGAAAAAAGCATTGGAATTATCAGGATGGGAAAACCGAACCAACGCAATTACTGAGAAAGCATAGGGAGTATCAAAAATGGAGAATAAAAGTGTTAGAACGAGATAATTATGTTTGCCAACATTGTGGAAGCAAAACAGATTATCGAATGGTAGTTCATCACATAAAAGGTTTCAAAGAATATCCTGAACTGGGATACGAAGTATCAAACGGAAAAACTTTATGTAATAGTTGCCACACAAAACTCCATAAAAATTAATTTATTTTATAACAAATTTAAAATGAGATATTTATCAAAATATTTTCGTGGGAAAATTGCGACCTCTGTTCTGAGAGAGGTAGGAGTCGTTCAGACAATTAATTCTCAATCGATCCGTGTGCTCGAGACAGATTATAATGATGATGTTTCTGAATGTTCTGGAATCGTAGCTGGACCTACAGCAGGTGGATCTGGTTATGCTGTAGGATGTGAATATGTGGACACCGACGCATCTGCTGGAGCTCAGGTTTACATCAATGAAGGGTCAAACACCTCATGTTCATTTGTTCCTATCGGAAACCCAGCAATGTTACAAACAGTTGAAGTTGCTTTAACAGAAGCGAACATTATCGCCATGAACGGTGCACCAGTAGAACTTGTCGCAGGGCAGGCTGGGAAGGCTATTGAATTCTTGGGGGCATTCCTCGTAAATGAATTTGATACTGCCGGTTATACTAATGGTGGGAATGTTTCAGTTATTGAAGAGGATGGTTCTGATGTTTCGACAGTTGTTGGAGCGTCCGATTCATTCGGTTCGACTACTGATGAATTGAACATTATGAAACCACTTGCCGCCTCTTACCAGCCAGTTGCTGGGAAGGGTCTGATGATCACGAATGCGTCAGCCGCATTTGCTGATCCAGGAACTGCCGCAGGGATTGCTCGGGTGAGCATTTCATATCGAGTTCACACGACTGGTCTGTAAGATTTTGTCGCAATTAAATTTAGTGCAGGTTCTCGGGCTTGCACTATTTTTTTTCGCGAGTAAGATTAAATCATATTAATCATTTTATCATGAAAAACGTATTCGGCGGTTCCAAGAAGGTGACGAAGAAAGTCACGAAGAAAGCAGTGAAGAAGGAAAAAGAGATCATGTCAATGACACCAGCAGAGCTCAAGAAGAAAGCGGAAGAGCTTGACCAGAATCGAGACCAGAAAAAACTCGACCGAGTAGAGGATGTAAAAAATACATCTGATGCGAAGAAAGGTTGTTTTGTTCGTAATGTTATGCACAGAGGTTATGTTTTCCAAGCTGGAGAAAAACTAGATCCGAAGCACAAAGATTTCGCAATTCTTAAGAAACATATCGCCTAATGGCTGCAGAAGTATTTACAACCGCAACACTTACCCGACGAGATGCTGGGTTTGAAAATAATACGAACATTATAGACGCAACGGACATTGAGCCAAGTGTTAAAAGTGCCAACGGTGAGATTGAGGGGTGCGTAGGAAGTCGCTACGTGCTCCCTCTGAGCGCGAACACAAATTATACTGGTTCTGCCGCGGAAAACTTTCTTGTAGAGCTTGCGACGCAACTGGCGGCGGGAGAACTTCAAATGCAACAGTTCGAAGGGCAAGGGGGAAGTATTTTGCGGATGGCACAAGATAAGATCGACACGGTCCGCGAGAAGTTAGACAATTTAAAAGCAGGAAAGATTACGCTTGTCGATACGGCTGGTGTTGAGCTTGCGTTGCTCAAGTCAGCGTTGAGTGCGGTATCAGGATTCCCGTTGAATTCAGATATGACGGATCCAGATGAGCCAACAGTGATCGAGCCGATTGCAATTATGAACGAGAAGTTTTAGGCTGTGGTCGATGGCAGGACCGTTCATCAGTATCGACATTGAAGGAGAGAAGCAACTTGCGGCTGGCTTTTTACGTGTAAGTCGTGGGTTCGAGAGTTTCAGGAGTCCTCTCACAAAATCAAATGATTTGATACGGAAGGCAATTGACATGAATTTCAATGAGTCTGGACGGGAGCTCGGGAAGCCTTGGAAGAAACTTGCCGCGTCTACAATAAAACAAAAAGGAAGTTCTGAAATATTGCAAAGGACGGGGAGAATGCGAAACGCTTTTGATTCTAAAGTTACCAATGAACAGGTTGTAATAATGAACTTGGCATCTTATTTTAAGTACCATCAAAGCAACAAGGCAAGGGCAGGAAATCTTCCGAGACGTATCATGATGAGGATCGACCGGAAGCGAAGGGATGAGATTATCAGATTCTTCACAAAATACATTCACGAGGTTGCAAAAAAATTCTAGCTTGATATTATTCGAGTGATGGATCGCATCGTGTCTCGTATCGTCGCGTTGATTACCGCAAGCGTTAAGACGCCTCGTGGCATCAAGGCTGTTTACAAGGGAGATATTTTTCTCGTACCGAAGGCGAGCGTTCCCGCTATAATGGTTTCCCCGAACGGAACGGAGATTCGGACACAAACAAATACGCAGGACGTTGATATTTATACAATCGATGTGACAGTTGTTTTGGACGCTCGGGATTATTTTAATACATCACCGACAGAATTCACAGGGTTATTTAAAGCGGCTCTGATAATGGAAGAACGAAAGTCAGGAACATCAAACGAACCAAAGACTGATACTGTTCTTTATGCAATCAGGCATTCTCTTGACGATGATGCTGATTATTCTTTGAAGGCAGAAGGGAGAATAAATTACGGGTTTAGCGACAGAAGGGAGTTCCCAACCGTGGAAGCGAATATGCAAATTCAGGTACATTCTAAAATTTACACACGATGATTGAAGAGATGATCCAGTCACGACCGGCTAAAAAAAAGTTGTACAAAATGGAAGACGAAAGTATGATTGAGGCAGTAAATTATGAAGAAGCATTAAAAATTCATAATCAAAAGCATGAAAAAATTTAAATTTCTCGTTCTCGGCTTGGTCGCTCTTTGTGTTGTAGTCTTTGTCGCACAAGCGGCTGTGACGAAAACTTTCATAGGTTCGAAGCTAGACAAAACAACATATACTTACACATTGACTGCCGATGCGGATACGTCGGACATTCACGACATTTCAGGGGCTTCATGGATTGGATTGAGCTCGAAGGGAATCACAGCGGACACAATAAGTATCCAAGTTTCAGTTCTTCCAGCTCCTACGGTGGCGACAGAATGGTTTACTCTGACAGACAATTCAGGG